AAGCGGGCTTCCCACCGTGCGAGATCCGCGCCCGTCTCAGGCCGCGTTGCGAGCATGAGCGAGCGGAGGTTATTAACCACCGCGCCGGGAGCCATGCCCGCCGCGATCATCATTGATGACAGTTTCAGCAGCGGATCGTGATAGGACCGCTCGTCCATGTTGGTGGTTATAAGGGACTTATATAGATCAACCGCAGTTAAAGCGGTCTTGTCTAAGGTGCTAACGTCTGAAGGCGCTGCGCGGGTGCCTGAGCGGATTTCTTCAAGGTCTAGGCCGAATGTAGCCACAGCGTCCGCGAGGCTGTAGGAGGCCGTGAGATCGGCCTGTAGAACCTTGGTTGAAAAGACGCCCGTGTCACGCTGTTTTGTGTTGCATCCGACAGGCAAGCGGCCATATCGAACAATGTTGTTACCGTTACTGTCAGCGCCGATCAGGTTGGCCGCTGCCATGCGCTGCAATACCAAATCAACCAAGCCCGGATCGCGAGCATCCGGATCATCGCGGTCGATCAGCACGCCGACCTGATAATTGCCGGGGGATGTCTCAATTGTGTAAGAGGGATTGCCGAACAATTCGTCGGGCTGTGCATCGTCTGCCAACAGGACGCAGAGACGGACAAATGCGTCTTTAGATCGACGGCGCTTGTCCGCCGCCATAATGGACACGCAGAAAAAATTGTTGTCGTTGACCCGCTTGTCGATCAGGTTTTTCTGACCTGGCGATCCGGTCCAAGCGTTGCCGCCCCAGACAGTCGGTTCCGACTTATTGGGGTCAGAGGCAAAGCTCGTGGTCCAGCCGTAATTGTCCTGTATCGCGCCATAGACGGCACGAAGGAAGTCTGAATTGTCCATAGGTGGCCTTTAAGGGCGGGGGTGGCCTGACAGGTCGTACACGTCTAGAGCAGGGCAAATGCCAAGGATGTTATCCCAATGCCTCTGAGGGATAACGCCGCCAGTCCCGCCTTGATCGACAGGCGTCAACCAGCGGCTGACAGCCGATTGGGTAAGGCCAAGTAAGGACGCTGTGTAGGTTACGTCCCCAATTGTCGTAACCACATTGTATGCCGGTTCGCACCGATATTTAATCTTAGCCATGAGATCCTCTCGTATGATTGTGAAATCCTTGCACAAAACAAAATGTCAAGCAATCCACATAATTTCTAAAAATCATATTGCGTTTTTATGCGGTCTGATATTAGATGGTCAAACTTCAACGGAGCAAACCAAATGACCAACGATGACAACCTACAGGCCTTGGCAAATTTCTGGCTCGCAGCCAAGGGCGAGGAACTGGCGGCAAACCAGCGCCGCTTAGATATTGAAGACCAGATCGTCCAAGCTATCAAGCCAAACAAGGACGGCAAGTCCACCTTCAAGCTGGACGGCGGATTGAAGATTTGTATTACCCTCAAGACCAACTTTAAAGCTGACGATATGGTCGCGATTGAGGGCTTGACCGCGTGGTGGGGTGAAGACCTTCAGCCTGTGCGGATCAAGAAGGAACTTAACGAGACAAAGTTAAAGGATCTGAGGGCCTATCGCCCTGACCTTTGGCAGAAGCTCGCCAAACACATCACGTCAAAGGCCGCGAAGCCTTACGTGCAAATTGAATCTGGGGAGGACAAGTAATGGCTTTTGATCTTAAAAGCATCAGCCGCAACGATACTATGTCCGCGCCTAGAGTTTTGGTCTACGGCATTGAAGGTATCGGCAAGTCCACCTTTGCTGCCGGCGCACCGGACCCGATCTTTATCTTGACCGAGGACGGTCTGGGATCTTTGGACGTTGAGCATTTCCCAATTGCTCAATCACTCGATAACGTGATGGACGCTATTGGAGCATTGTATGCAGAAGACCATCCCTACAAGACGGTGGTGCTTGACAGCTTGGATTGGCTTGAAGCCATCATACACCGTGAGATGGAAGCCAAGCACGACGCCAAAGACCTCGCCTACGGCAAAGGCGCAATGATCGCAGCCCAACAATGGCGCGACGTTTTAGACGGGCTTAACGCCCTGCGGAACGATAAGCAGATGACCGTGATCCTTTTGGCTCACAACACCATCAAGCGGTTCGACAGTCCTGAAGTTGAGCCGTTTGACCGTTACCAACCGAAACTGCAAGAGCGCAGTAGTGCGGTGGTGCGGGAATGGGCGGACGCCGTTATGTTCGCCAACTACAAGACCATCGTCAAGAAAGACGACGTTGGTTTTAATAAGACTGTGGTTAGGGGCATCTCGTCCGGTGAGCGTATGCTGTACACCACTGAGCGCCCTGCCTACATGGCCAAGAATCGCTACAGCCTGCCCGACATCATTCCGATGACTTGGGAAGCCTTTGCAAACGCAATCAAATAGGAACTGAAAACATGGCTACCATCGACTTTGACGTTTCGTCATACGAAGCCCCTAAGAGCAACTTTGACCCTCTGCCGCGTGGCGAATATCTTGCCATCGTGACCGAGAACCAGATGAAGGCTACTAAGTCCGGCACTGGTGAATATCTTGAACTGGTCATTCAGATCGTGGACGGTGAGTTTTCCGGTCGCAAGATCTGGGAGCGCCTGAACATTCACAATGCTAACGAGACAGCCGAGAATATCGCTCGTGCTGCTTTGAAGTCCATTGGCTTGGCTTGTGGCATTGAGGCTATGTCCGATACGGACATGCTGAACGACGTTCCGTTCATTATTGTTCTGGACATCGACCGCAAAGACCCGACACGCAACCGCGTTATGGGCTACAAGGCCGCAGGAGCCGCGTCAGCGCCTGTTGCGCGTCCTACGGCTACCAAGGCAGCGCCAGCCGTTGCCAAGCCTTGGGAGCGCAAGTAAGTGACTAAGCCCGATCAGTTGACGAGCCAGGCCATATCGGCATGGTACGAAGCCAAACCACAAGACTTTCGCGACCATCTAGGTGCGTCCCTGATCGGGCATTCTTGCAACAGGTATTTATGGCTCACCTTCCGGTGGGCCGTAATGCCGTCTTTTGAAGGGCGCATGTTGCGCCTGTTCAATACCGGCAATCGTGAGGAAATCCGCATTGCCGAGGAACTGCGCGGCATAGGCGTAGAGCTTTATACGGATGAGGACGGCAAGCAGATCACTGTGCGTGACGAATCCGGCCATTTTGGCGGATCTGTTGACGGCATTGGCAAGGGCTTCCCCGAATGTCCTGACGATTGGATGGTTCTTGAGTGCAAGACCATGAACGATAAGACGTTCAGCAAACTCAAGGACTGGTCCGTCGAGAGCCAGAAGCCCCAGCATTACGCGCAGATGCAGACCTATATGGGCTTCTTGGGCTTGCCTAATGCAATGTACATAGCCGTCAATAAGAACACGGATGCCTTATACACTGAGCTTGTGCCGTATCACGAGCCGGCATTCAGATCGCTCAAAGAGCGGGCAGACAGCGTTGTCAACGCCAAGCAGGCCCCGCTAAAACTGAGTGAAGATCCGTCATATTGGGAATGTAAGTTCTGCGATATGTACAATTTGTGTCATCAAGAGGCTGCTGCCGAGGTTAACTGCCGCACTTGTGCTCACTCGACGCCCGTGGCTGACGGCAAATGGCGCTGCGAGTTGTCCGAAAAACTGCTTACTTCTTCGGACCAACGCAAAGGCTGTGACCAGCATCTGCTCATACCCGATTTCGTACCCAATGCCGACCCGATTGACGCTGGTGTTAACTTTATCGAGTACAAGCACCGCGAGACGGGCGAGACATTCATACACGGCGCAAAGGCCATGCCGCCTAAGCAGAGCATGGCACAGCGCAAAGAGGCCATGAAAGGCCGAGGGTCCAACAACGGACTGCCATTTGAAGACGAGATTCCGTTTTGAAACCCATCATAGGAATTGACCCCGGCCTTGGCGGCGCTTTGGCGTTTCTGCACGACGGCGAGCTAGAGATCCACGACATGCCGACCATTCAGGACGGCACCAAGCGGCGGGTCGATCACGCACAATTGGCAGTCATCTTGGACGTATGGGCCAGATGGCAGGGCGTGACCTGCGTCATAGAGAAGGTGGCGTCCATGCCAGGCAACGGCCATGCCGGGGCATTCACCTTTGGCCGCGCTGCTGGTGTGGTTATTGGTGCCGTGGCCGCTAACTTCATCCCTATCGTGGAGGTGACACCACAAATGTGGAAGCGCAAGACGCAGACGCCGACCGACAAGGACGGCGCACGTCTCAGGGCTTCAGAACTATTCCCGCGCTATGCTAGCCAGTGGTTGTTAAAGAAACACGACGGGCGGGCAGAAGCGGCGATTATCGCCTATTATCACCGCAAATATGGAGGGGAAAGTGTCGAAGATTGAATTAATGGCCCACGATTTGTATGACGAATTGCGGAAGATCCGTAAGTATCCCCGTTTCCAAGCGGTGCGGTCATACAAGGATGATTTTGTTTTCATCAACTCGCACAACGATGACAACGAGACGTACATCAAGCGAATTATTGAGACGGTGCAAGATTGGCCGGATGAGATTTTGTTCTATGAACCTGGCCGACCTGTTGATTCGCACTATGTCATAGAAGATTACCGTAACGTTATGGTTCGACATGCGTCATTCTATGACGAGCCGGATCTCAACATGCGCTTGGTGATTGTTGGCCGCCCCCGCATTACCAGAGGCTATGGCCTTAACGTGGCCAAGATTTTACAACCAGCCTATGCCGCGTAGCACAGTCAGCATATTTGCTAACCACGTCCAACTCCCACGTCAGCCGATCAGGATCAATGGCCGGCGGCGTCGGGAGACTTGGGCAAGGATACGCTAGGTTCGCCGGCAGCGGCGACGTTGGCGTCACGGACACTGTTGACGAGCAGGCTGTACATAGGGTCAGGAAGGCCGCAAGAAGCGTCCACTGGAGGAGCCGTGCGATAGAACTCTCTGACGGTGTTAGTCCGCGCCATAGCCAAGCGGGTGGCCCGCTCACGTTCTTTTTCGTACTTCGTCGAGACCACATCTAATTGCCCCTGTAAAACCATGCGCCGCCCCTCTGCGGCTTTGTACGCTTTTGCCGCAGAAGACTTAGCCGCGCCGTCGCGGACAACGTAGCCGTTAATGCACCCAAGGAAGAATGCTCCGACAACGATGCTTATGATTAGGACCATGTTGCTCATTGACCGATATCTCCGTCAGGAATCATTGCCGCGACCGCTCCAACAGCCATTGACACGTAAGACCAAGGCGCGATCAGAGCAGACGCTGCCGCAACGCTGGTGCCGAGTAACAGCCAGGTCGAGCGTTCGCTAAGGCGGGCCTTGATGAACTTAAGCATCTTTCACCGGATCAGGATAAGTTGCGTGGGGAAGTTGGATATGCGGCGCGTCTTTAAATTTCTTCCAATCATAACCGAACTCGGCTTTGACGCCAACGTCCTTAGCAGCCTGCTTGAAGGCCACAATTAGCCGATCATACAAAGGCCAGTCCCAGCGAATAGAACCCGCCACGAGCGGCGCTACGTCCACGGCGAAGCCATGTATGTGCCGAGACTTCATAGTCTTGGATGCGCCTGAAGCAAATAGTTCCTGTTGGCGCTTGACGGTGCGCAGACCCTCGATGACCGTGAAGTCTAGCGGCGAGATCTCAAGCGCCTTCATAATGACCTTGACTAGATCGGGGTGAACGCCGGTCAGGTTGAGGCTTGAGCGTTGGCTAAGGTGAAAGGTCACGGGTTTAGAATGCCCTTGCCTGACACCAAGACCAGCATACCGACAACAACCACGCCTATGAACCAAAACACCTTTTCGGCCACGGATCTACCGATCTGCTCATAGACCTTGACGATGGCTTTCTCAGCCGCCCGTTCAGCGATCATATCAATCTCAAGGTCAGTCAATTTTTCAGACATAATACGCACTCACTGGGCTAGGGCGTTGTTGTTTGCTTTGGCCGGGGCCAGCGCGTTGGTTGTTGCTGCTGCGGGTGCCGACCAAAATGCGGGGTTAGCCAAAGCAATAGCGGTTTGGCGTCGTTGTGCGGTAGGAACCCGCGCTAACAACTCGGCTAAACTTTGTCCAGACTTAAAGCTCGTAACAAGTTGGGCTTCAACTTTTGGCGAAATATTAAGGTCCTTGATGGCGAAAGCTAACCGCGCTGCTGCTGTTATTTTGGGCTGAGTAAATGTACCTATAAAAGACAGAACTGTAGCCGGAATAGTGCGGTCCTTCTTTAGCAGTTCAAGCGCTGCGGGGGCACCTGTTGCGGCCAACTCGCCAGCGCGGGTATCCAGTTCTAGTTGGGCAGCAACCTTTTGCAGGCCAGTAAGGCGCGAAGGACCCATCTCTGCGCCCATTTCTTGAACGATGTCATAACTGCCAGAACCAAAAATTTTATTAACCGCGTCGGGGTTATTGCCGCGCACTAACTCAACAAAATCATCTGGCGTTTTTCTAAGCATCTCCATTAATTTTGCAGATAGTTGGCGGCGCTCGATGTCCTTCATGCCTGTTGAATAGGTGTTGAGATAGTCGCGCCAGCCCTTACCGCCCGCTGCTTCAATAGCGTCGTCGATCAGGGGGTTGGTTTTAGCCATGACCGCCGCTGCGGCTTCTCGCTTGGCTGGTGGGTCAGACCCTGCCATAAGCCGGTCGATGGTGTCGCTAACCGTGTCCTTGCGGATGCTGTACAGCGCTTCGGCGTCGATGATGCCTTTGTTCTTTGCGGCCCATTCGCTAAGATCCGACATAACAGCACGGACACCTTGCTTAACTTTATCATTGCCTGCGTACTGCGGATCGTTAGACACCTGCGTCAAACGAGAGGTCAACGTATTGGTGTCGATAGGCTTAAGGCCTGCGTCACGCAGGTTTTGCGCGATCTGCTTAGCGTCACGCGCAGCCTTGCCCGCAGCTAAACTTTCGGCGGCAGAGCGTTCGGATTGCTCAAGAGCAACTTTTTCCACACGCGGTAATGATTTGGTTGCAACAGGCGCTAAGCCTTCCATGCGCCGCACAGTCTCAACGTCCGTCGCTGCTTGGCCTTCAAGACGCCCTGCTTGCGCCTCAAGGTTCGGGATGTACCTGCCGCCAATGTTGGCGTTGTTTAGGGCTTCTTGGCGCATGGGGCCTGTCAGTGCGTTTAAGTTGTCTTGCGCGGATTGTTGTGCCTTCAGCGCAGCAGTCTGCGTTGGGCCGCCCGCCTGCGCTGCCAGCATGTTGGCGCGGGCTTTTGCCTGCTGCTCAAGGATAGGCACAAACGCGAGAAGGCCTTTGGGTCCTTGCTCAATGGCTGACGCTAAGCCCACGATGATTTGCGGGTTCTCAACGCCCATCGTTTGCAGTTGGGCCTGCACCGCGTCCTGCGCTAGGAACTGCTTGGCAGTCATGCCTTCAGGTGCGCTATTCAGCAACGCAATAACGTCTGTTGCGTTGGGGCCAAGGGCCTTTTGAACCGCAGCAGCGGCGATATCTGAACCTGTCTTGCCAAAGAAATCAGCCACACCCACGATTGCTTTGCCGAACGGTACGCCGACGATGGGCAGCGCGGCACCATAACCTGCGCCTTCAATAGGATTTTGCCCCGTTGCCGCAGCGGTGGCCGCGCCCGTAGTTGCACCTGTGCCGCCACGAACAAGGGCGTTGGCAACTTCGCCGCCCTTAGACGTAGGCTTAATGCCAGTGCGGAAGCCGCCGGTCTCCAATCCTGAGGCGATTGGAGCAACGTAGCGTGCAACGGAAGGTACAGCCTTAGCCAATGCCTTTACCGGCAAAGCCAAGGTCGAACCAACGGGGTACGTAATACCGACTTGTGTAGCTAAGCGGGATGCTTGGGCGGCTAAACTTTTCTGCGTGGCTGCTTGGTATTGGGCTTCTTTTTGGTTCTTATAGTCGCGAGCGCCAGGTAGGCCGACAAGCGCGGGCACGCCTTGCGTAAGATCTTCAAAGCCGCGCTTTGCGCCTGAAAGCATATCAACAAACGGCTGCGCCGCCGCGCCTAGCGCGGTAGGGGCGTTGGCCTGCGATTGCGTAAACACATCCCGCGCAACGTCGAACATGTTTCCGGCTTGCCGGACCATGCTGGTCGGCGGCAGGAAGTCGTAGCGCGTGCCCTCACGGCCTTCAGGAATACCGCTGGACTCAGACGCCCTAGCTCTAGCGCTGGCTAAAGCTACGGCGCGTTTCTGCTCAATAGTTAGCGCGGCCATAATTTTCTTTCCTGTGGCGTCATGTAATCCCAGGTTTTTTGGTCGACGCCTTTAGGTGGCGTACCTGCGCGGGGTATAGTTTGCTTTGGAGTGGCGGCAGGCGGCGGTGGGAATAGGGCGGCAACCGCCGCATCCATTTCCGGCGTCCAAGCCTCACCCGCTTGCTTTTTAGTGTCCATCATTAATTGCTTAAAGCGGGTTTTTTTAATTTGAACCGTTTCTGGTTTGTCAGTAAACGCAGGTTCATAGAAATTTCTTTTCTGCTTTATTTGTTCTCTTGTGTACGCGGCCCCCGTCCCCAGTGTCAGCGCCGCATCTGTAATTTCGCCTATGGCAGAACTTACGATCTGGCGCTCTGCTGGATTTACAAAATTAGACAGCGCACCACCACCAAACGCAGCTTCCCACATGCCTTTTTTAAAGAAGTCTGGATTTTTTGTAGTCAGATCAGAAATTTCGGTAGCCGCATTAAAAATTCGGCTAGACAAAAAGGCTGTTCTTCCTTCTTGGGCAGTTATCTCTTTGCCTTTTTGACCAAGCTCTTCCCGCTTAAGGCCAGTGGTTACTGTGAATTGCGCGGCGTCTTGGGCCAAACGAGCGGCAGAAGAGCTCGCCGCCATTATAGCGTCTGGTGTTGCTGTCTTAGCAATAGATCCAAATTCTTCCTTAAACGTCGGGCTATCTGGGTTTACGTCCCGAAAGATAATTTTTCCGCCGGTGTCAATTTTTTCAATTTTGGGTAACACAAGCGCTAGCGCTTTTTGGCCTTCTTCAGTCTGAAGAATTTGCGACCGGATAGCTTGTTTACGCTGTGCTGGCGGCAACGCCAAAACGGGCTGTAACGTGGCCGAAATATCCTCGTCTGAATATCCGCTGGATTTTAGTTGCGCCCCAACTTGAGTTATATGTTCATCAGACGCATCACCACCCAGCGCGTTCATAAACGCCAAGCCTGTATCAACTATTTTGCGCCGCGCAATTTTTTGATTCTTTTCCGCCAAGTCGGCCTCAGACACAGCCATAGCGGCTCTGTCTCGGCCCATTTGCGCCCCGAACTGTTGTAACTGCATACCCTTGTCGGGGTCAATTTTCATTATGTCGGAGATAAACTCTGGCGACGAAAAATCGCCGCCCTGTGCAAATCTTTGCGAAAGCATATTCTGGCGTTCCAGCGCAGATTGCTGTGACCGCATAGCCAACGCATTGGATTGGATCTGCTGACGGCGAGCCTGCGCCTCCAACGGGTCGGCAAACTGCGCAGGCTTGAAGCTAAGAGCGATAGACGGATCAATCGGCATATCAGCCTCCAGGCATGGCGTATTGGAACGGAGCGGTGTAACCCGTCATAGGCTTTCCGATACTGTTAAACGAATTTACAAGGTTGGGGTTAGTCGCACCGTAGTTCCCACCGTACATGTTTGAATATGCGTTGAAGCCTTGTCCGATTGCGTTTGACAGCGCATTGGCTTGACCCATGTAGCCAGACGCACGGGCGTTGCCTGCGCCTAACGTTGTCTCGGCTAAATTTGAACCCAAGGTACCCGCAGCGTTAGTAAGCGCGTTGGCTCCTGTCTGACCCGCGCCCATAAGGCTTTGCAGAGGATTGAGTTGGTTAGCGCGGTTGGTCTGGTAGCGGTTGTACGCATTCATATACTCTTGGCTACCCATCTCTTGACCATAGCGCTGTGCGGCCTTCATAGCGCCGCCAGAGAGCAAACCACCACGGGCCGCAGCAGAGCGGTCAAGCGCCTTGTTGCCTTCGGCAAGACGGAAGGCGTAGCCGGGGTCAGTTTGAAAATCTGACATGCCAAAGTCTCCGGCATATTTGCCGTAGCCTGCGTCGCCAGCCGATCCCGACAGGCCAAGGTAGCCCATTAACCTGTTCTGAGCGGTAAGGCCGGCTTCGCGAAACGGCGCTTGCAGTTCGACCTGCTTGTCAAACGCAGCCTGCTGTTGCGCGGCGGCTTCGCGTGATGCTTGAACTTGAGCTTTTGCGGCTTTGCTTGAACCTATCAAACCTGCGCCAGCCGAGATGGCGCTACCACCGAGAATAGCAGTCGCTACAGGACCGCCGAGTGCAGCTACTATAGGCATGAGGTTAGCTCCAAACTATAGGTCTTGTAGGGCACGTCAAACGTCTCCACATCCATTCCCGTTGGCTTAAGCCCAGCCAAGCGGGTAAAAAGTTCAACATTCTTTTGGTCTGGTGCTACTTTTGTCCAAACCATAATATCGTCGTTTTTACGGGCAAAAGCAATTAACTCTTGCGCCGCCTCTTTTGCCCAGATGCCGCGCCCCTCTGGAAGGATAAACGTGTGGATCTCGTGGACGCGAGGGGCTGACCAAATCAAAGCAAACCCGCCATGCTTGCCCATCAAAAACCAATTCTCAGGCCGTGCTATTAGCGGGGCCAAATCGAGTATGTCTTCGCCAGGGCCGACAAAAGGTCGAACGTCTGGATGATTGACCGCAGCGTTGATACGATCAACGTCGTGGCTTTTCTCCAACACTAGCTAATCTCCCGCCCGCTGGCACGGATGTTGATTGACGTGGCCGTGCCGGCAATCGTCGAGATGAACCCGCTAGCCGCAAGGGCAGCGCCCACAATCTCAGGGAACGTGTAGGTCTCGCCAGCCTGCAACGTCTTGGTCTTGACGATCAGGTTGTTGTTGCCTGCCGTGTCGGCGCTCGTGACCAAGTTGACGCTAATCGTTGCGGCGACCGCGCTAAAGTTGGTAGCCGTAAACTTGTCGATCAGCGTGGTTACGCCCGTCGCGGTGTACTGCGTCGTCTGCGTGGCTTCCGCGATCTTGGCGGGGATGAGAACTATAACGGTAACGGTCATCAGCGAGATTCCCAAATTTTCATAATTCGGTCTAGAGGCACTTGGGAAATTTCAACAGCCTCGCTAAACGACCCGCCGCCGCGCAAAATTGCTAAGGCGGTCATTTCACTTTGAGATAATGTCATTACGATCCCCACACTCTTGCATCCCATGAAACCAATACGCCCGCTCCGGGATTAGACGCGGTGGTTATGGTAAACTGTGTACTGGTTGGCGCTGTAACAAAAAACTGTCCAGCCGTGCCGTAACCGCTGTTATTTGTAATTTTAATGTCTTCTATTCGCGGCGTCGTAGCAAGCCCGTGAGTAACCAAGGTGGTGGTGGCGGCAGATGTCAGCGTGACTTGGGATTGGTTTTGCGTCACGATGCCTTGGTTATTTTTGATAAAAAAGGTTTGTCCTGGCGTACCAGATGGGGCGCCAA